CAAGTTCTCGTCAATGATTTCTTGTGAGTCCTCATCCAAAGTGATAAGTGTTCCAGTTACCTTCTTGCCATCGGGCATTCGTGGATCGTAGGAAACAAAAATCCCCTCTTCCAATCCGGTTGCAATCATCCCCATCTGCATTTGCCAATAATACTCCGTCCGTTTGGACTTGAGTTGGTCGTTGTTGGTGATGAAGAAGTTTTGAAGGTGGTTGCCTGAATTGAAAGGACATTTGATTTCAATGAGCTTGTCACCGAGTGCATCAGGAGAGTACCCACCCCAAAGACCATAGGTGATGAAGGTGTAGGATTCCGCTCCGTAGTAGGTATAGAAATCATCCGATTGTTGCTGGAAGTAGTGGAACGCTTCTTTCTCGTGTTCCTTGCCCCAATCCAATGCACGACCATAAATCTCCGTGCGGTTACCTGTGAGATACTCCGCAGCCTTTTCAAAGACAAATGACTTTGCCGTCTCGGAAAGGAACTCCGATTTTGATTTCGGAGTCCCCATCAGTTTGTGAATTTCGGAAGCGGTGAAGCGTGACCTTCTCAAATCTTGCCAATCCTCTTCGTTCAAATTAGGGTGAATTGTTGGAAGTTGATGTTTCATTTCTCGCCAATTAAAAGTTTTTGGTTTACTGGAGAGACATCATACTTGGTCAAGATGTCAGCCATTAGTCCACCTGTCTTCAGATGCTCCATTGCTTTTGCCCAATTCGGATGCTTGGGAGTGAGTTCGTCTTTCTTGGGTGCAGATGTTCTGCCCATTGCCTTCTCACCGTCATCGTCATCGTCAATGTTCAAGTTCAAGATTGAACCGAGTGCATAACGCCTTGCGTAAGTAATTGCTGAACCCATCGCTTGTGGATCGTTCTGCTTAACTACCGGCATCACATAGGATGACTCCATCCACTCACCTGATTCGGAGTGAACGATGATTGTTGTGAGTGCATCGCCATCAGGAAACTGACTCACCGCCAAACCACATTCGCTCAATGGCTTTTGGATGGTTGACAGGATGTTTGCCAATGATGCATACTTTGACTTGAAGAAAGGATTGTTGGATTCCTTTGCTACCTTGCTCACCGATGCTTGGAATTTTACCAACGCACCAGCGATGTTCTTAATTGATTCGCTTTTATTCATAGGAAATTTGTTTTGTGTCCGAGCATAAATAACACCGTGAACTTGTCGGGTTCAAGATAGAAGAACCGCTCCGATTCAATGCCGACTAAATTGGTCTCAACGCATCCACCGAAATAGACATCACGCTTTATCATATAGGGTTCAAGTTCATCAAAATGGTTGTTGAGTAAATAGTCATCCACTTGCTTGTCGGTATAGACATACCTATCCCCATTGATGGTTAAAATCCATCCGTTGACGGTTGCCTCAATCATTGTTCACCTCCTCCGTAGGTTTCGTTGTAGTAATCATCAAAATCTACCCAAGCACGAACAATGTTACCACCTCTCGCATCTAAGTTATCCATAGCCTTATCCCAAGTTGTAGCGTGTTGTTCTTTCTCCATTTCTTTGGCTTGTAGACTTAAATCGTGAATTTTATTGATTTGTTCAATGGATAATTTATCTAAAATAGCATCGCCAATTATGTCAAATACCTTATCAAGATAAAACTCCACTGCCGTCTGTTGTTTATTGTTTGTCATCTTCTTTAATCTTAAAAAGTTTCTCATCAATGCATTCTCTTTGATACTCAAGATGTAGTATTTCTGAATGTTGTTTGATTACCAAGTAAGCATGGTCTAGTAATTCGCTTTCTTGCTCTGTTCTACTTCCTGTTTTTACGATGCATAGTGCGTCAATAATTGAGAGTTGTTTATTGTTGCTCATTGTTCACCTCCTTCAATGCAATCTCAATAACTGACTTTGCCTTTGGAGAAACGATGTTTCCCTCAATTAAATACTTTCTAACCGTTGGGAGAGATACCCCAGCTTTTCTTGCAACGGACTGGATGAGTCCTTGTCTGCGTTTCATTTTAATCTCTTCAATTGCTTTCGTGTAATCCATAACGAGAGCAAAAGTAAATTAAAATTATTAAATGTGCAAGTATTTTTTTCTTTTTGTGAATTAACTTTTCACTTCCACGGCAAATATCAGGTCACCAAGACGAGCATTCAACTCGTTTACTAACTCCATTTGTAGTGATTCGGTGAACGCATCCGACAAGAAGTGGGTTGCCTTCGTACCTCTGCGGTGAATCTTCCTTGCAATAGCCTTTGCAAGTGACTCATAAGACATATCAGGGTTGGTTGGCTTGATTCCTTTGTAAGCGATCCATTCTTGAATTGATTGCCATAGATACGGAGTGCCTTCGGTGTGACCATTCCTTGTTGGCTTCCTTCCGTATTCCACAAACTCCCAATAATCTTCAGCCATCAAAATTGTGTTGATGGATGTCGGTGTTTTGATAATCTCTCCCGGTACAAAGGATTGTTTCAAAGCGGATGATGCATTGATTTTCTTCTCATCCATTGACCGAGCGATTTCGGGATATACCTTTTGATTCCACCAATCTCGGATGATTTGCTCAAGCAAGTTGTTGACTGGATTGCCTACATTCTCATCACCGAGAAAGGAGTCAAGTGCATCGCCTAATTTATTGAAATCTATTTCAGCCATCCTACAAGCATTAAAACTGATAAACCTATACTGATGTTCTTGAATAACGACAAAGTGCGTGAGATGGCTTTATTTTCACTCACAAGGGCATTGTTCTTCTCTCGCAGATATGCGTTGTTTATTCGCACCTTGACAATGATGGAATCTTGCTCGGCAATTATGATAGAATCCGATGTCACAATCTTGCGAAGAAGCGTGACTTGTTCTCTTGCAATCGCACCTTTGACCAAATAGTGGTTGGCTTGTTTGATAGTATTTGTATCAACAAGGACTTGTCCATAACTGGTCAACGGGAAGAGCAGAAGCAACAGGATCCTCATCTTACAAAGTAGCGTTTTTCTTCGTTTGTTTTTCCTTCTCTGCGATGAGCTTGTCAAGATACCACTTTGCCTTGTATAAATCTTCCAGTCCGTTCTTGTCCTCGCATCTCCAAAGGTACTTAATCACATTTGCGGTGCATACTGCAATGAGTCCCTTCTTGCGGATGGTTGCTGACTCAATCGCATCAATGCACTCTATGTCTCCCTGTTTGTAGTGTGTTGGGTTAATTGCATCCATTGTCTCACAAAGGTATAGTAACTCTCTTCAATCACGATGATGTGTCCACCTGTCATAAATAGTTGCGTATTCTCAAAGAACGCACAAGCAGCGACAATGTGTTGCTCATTTACAAATCCATCTTCCAAGATTTGCACAATCTCCGGTTCAATCCCAACAGATTCAAGCCAAGAGTCGTTCTTTTGTTCCAGTATGATTTGCACTTTCATCATAATGTCTTGTGCGTGTATGCGTGAATCTTGCGTGTTGTTGCCTTGTCTCGGAATGGTTTGAGAATTAACCAGCGACCTCCAATTGGTTTTGGACTTGCACCTCTTTCAATGTGCCATCCCTTTGATCCATCACCGTATTCTTCCTTGTATGCACTTGTCCGAATCATCAAGATGTCCCTCAACATCACCGTGTCGTGTTGTGTTAACTGCTCAACGGTGTAGGTCATCTCATAGTCCTCGTGAACATGCCCCATCCAAATCGCATCAGCTCCCTCTACATTGACGCTCATTCGGTTGTGCTGGATAGTTCCACGAGTTACCGCACCACCTCCGCCAAATCCGTGCATATACTTAATCTTGAAAGATTGTGTCGTATTGCCATCGTTGAACTGGATGCGAATCCATCCACCATATCCTCCCACCTGAATGTCCGAACCGGTCTTGTAATTTAACAAAGTCACAAAGCGTTCAATGATGTCCGTCTCTTGGCGTTTTAAGATGGCGGTCTCGTGATTGCCATAAGCAACCAACTTGATGAGATGTGCGTAAGGTGTAAACCAATCAACTGCGGTGTTTATGATGGCATCAAAGTAGTTTGCGGAATTGTGTTCAGGACGGATGTCGCTCTTGGATTTGCGTGGATCATACGCACCTTGCATCAAGCAAAACAAATCTCCGTTGATAAGTATGTCGTGATTTCCTTTGAGTGCTTCGTCAAGATGCTTCTTTAACAACTCCCGGTCACACTTGGGATTGTCCCAATGTAAATCCGAAATGAGAAGGACTTTCGTTTCCTCCCATCCCTTTTCAATTCGCACTACATTGTTTTTTTTCATATGGTGTCCAAGTGGATGTGTAATCCTATCGCCTTTTTCAAGCCCTCTGCTGAAGGTTTGAAGGTGTCAAGGTAGATAGTATCAAATGAGTTCATTCGTTTGATGAGCGTGTCTCTTACAAGTTTCTCCCTCTCCACGATTCTCTCGTGCATCTCTACATTGATAGGTCGTTCAATGCGAATTGGTCTCTCTAAATTCAAGAAAGCCAAAAACACACTACACAGGAACAACGCAAGTATCAAATAAATAAGGAGTGTTGACTTGGAAGTTGATTGCATATCCTGAAAGAATGTCGGTTTTGGCATCGTAGAAAGGTGAAGCGTTGGAAGTAACTACCAATTCAAAGT